GCGGTACTGTCCGGGTCGTTCTTCGTCCACGTCCCATCGGTCACGTCGACCCGCACCCAGTCGTCCTCGGTGGCCGCGCCTCCTGCTGGTGGTGGGGCATTGCATACTACGATCATCCCTCAGCCCTCCAGCATCACGGACACGACCGTGGAGGCCGTGGCGCTCGCCACGAAGAATGAGCCCACACCCTTAGATACGGCGATGCCGTCCGTCAGGCTGAACTGGTGCGTGGCGTCTGCCGTCACGACGATGTGGTTGGCGTTCACCGCTGCGCCGTCTGTACCGTCGAAAGCTAGCTTGCCGGCGTTCGACTCGAAGCGCACAGTAGCCTTGCTGGCAGGCGCTACGATCACCACCTCGGTGGCGTTGTCTGGTGTGGCGCTCAGTGTGAAGCGCTGGATGTCGGGGTACTGAGCCCCATCGAAAGTCTGGGCCATGGTGATCTCCTATCCGGTGTTTCGCCGGGGTAGTCTTGCAAGGTCGAGGGTGACTTGGCCGCGCAGCCAGTCCGGCGTACAGCCGGTGACCATGCAGACCTCCTCATCGAAGAGTCCGTCACGCCCGATGATGTGGCGGCTCGTGACGCTCACCAGATCACCGGGGACGAGTGGGGCGTACCGCAGAGTGCGGCAGGTCAGCTTGAGCATCTCGGGGATCCGCGTGTACCAGGTGTGCGCCCTGGTGGTCATCGTGCGGCTGTCCTCCGTCGTCTCAGACGTGCCAGACGACCAGCACGTCCGGCCGTCCGGGCTGTTCTCCGTGCCGCTCACCGTCAGGCCGTTTGCGGCGATCGTCTTCTCGTAGCGCTCCAGCCAGGGCCTGCTGATGGGCTGATCCCCCTTCAGGGAGTACAGGGCGCCCACGGCATCACGCGCGCCGCCCACCTTCAGGAACTCCAGCTCGGCCTCTGTGTGGTAGAAGTCGTGGGCGTCGATGCTGGCGATCCAGTCGTCGTCTATGAAGTCCACCACCAGCGGATCGTGCGCCCGGTAGTCGTAGGCCATCCGCACGCTGATCTGGTCCTCGAGGACGACCGGCCACATGTTGAGCTGGCCGAGGCCCTGCTGCACCCACTGGAGCATATCGTCGATGGGCACCAGGACGAACGGCGTCCACTTCGGGCTGATGTCTGCGACGGCCGGGTGTGTGGTGTGGCCCGTGATGTCGCCGCCTGCGACCAGGTAGCTCGGCAGCGAGCAGCCCCACTCCTTGGGCAGTGTGTCCAGTCCGCTGCTGTCCTCTGCGCCGGTGCTCCTGAGGATGCGCGCGAACAGCGTCCAGGGCTTGCCGCTCAGCACTCCGTAGTGCGTCACGATGGTGCCCGATGGGTACTCGACGCCGGTGCTGTTCCCGAACCAATCGTTCGACCCTGAGGCCGTGAGCGTGCCGCTGCCGCTGGCGCCGCTCTTGGCCGAGTAGACGAACCACCAGGCATCGCGCCCGGCGGCCGAGTCCCCCTCTACCTTGGCCACACCCACGGCACCCGTCAGGGCGTTCTTCTCGAAGATGGACAGCTCAGACACCGGCAGGTCGTCCCCGACGGCGCTGTCCCAGGGTGCGCTTGTGGTCGTGGTCGTGCCCACCGAGCTGAAGAACTGGGCCTCATCGACGGAAGCCGTCAGATCAGAGTATCGGGTACGGAGCGCGTCCAGCATCGACCGGCACTGCACCCACCACGTATCGCCGTCGTGGGTGATGTTGTCAATCATGCCGCGTGCGATCACCTCGTACCCGGCGCCAGCCCAAGCACCCGCGAAACCCATGCGAAGCTGTACGTGCATCCCTCGGTGCGGGGTGAACGGTAGGTTTGCCGCGCCTGGCTTCGTGCTCGTCAGAGCGAACGAAAACGCGCCGGTGTTCAGGGTCCAGTCCCGTAGCCTCACCGACTGGCCAGCCGTCCGCAGGTCGACGATGTGGTGCTCCTGGTCCAGGTGCTCGGCGTCGATGCCTGGCACCCAGGGCTGGCTCGCGAACGTGTTCCCCAGTAGCGTCCCAGTCGTGAAGATCTCAGGGTCAGCCCACGCGAACGTCCCCACATCCGCCAGTAGGATCGGCTCCAGTTGCGCGTCAGATAGGGCGCGCCTCCACCCGGCATCCCACGGCATCAGCCACGCCACCATCTCGGGGTGAACATATCCGTGGCCCTGGGCTCCACACGGTCGAACGTGCCGCCGATGTCCTTGGAGTCCGGCATGATTGGCACCGTCGTCCCGGAGGCCATCGCGCCGTCCAGGTCTGTACTGTCGAACCGGCCGGATGTGGTGGAGCTGAGCGCGTCGGGCTGCTCCGCCAGGCTCGCCGCCCACCAGGGATAGAGCACCGCTGTGCACTCGAAGGTCCAACTGATACGGTGGTCGTGCGTGAGCATGGACCTACCCACCTCAGCCTCGGGCACGTACAGCACGGGGAAGAAATCCCGGTGTCTGAACACCGCCGGGTACGAGTGGTCGTAGCGGAGCGAGTCCGCCGTCGTGATGTTGGAGATGGAGGTGCTCAGCGTCCACGATGCCAGCTTGTGCTCTTCGCGGTTGTTCCTGGGTGCGGGGCCGCTGATGTGCACGATGTCATCCGCCGCCAGTGTGGCCGAGGGCTCCCACTTGCGGAAGATATTCCCCGACCCACTGAGCACCGTCGAGCCCCTGGACCAGCCCGTGCCACGAGGCACCACGGCCACCGCCTTGTCGGCGTCCCTGGCGAACCCGAAGTGCTTGCCGCGCTCGGCGTGGCTGCTGAAGCTGTAGAGGTCACGCGCCAGGGCGTCGTCCGTGAACCGCTCCAACACGATCCGCACCGATAGACCGGACTGCCAGGACGTGCGCGATGCGCGCCCGCTCAGGCTCACCGAGTCGTGTACGCGACGGATGGGCGATATCTGGATGTCAGATATCAGCTCACCGAAGTCCACCTTCTCGAGGAGGCCCACGGTGCCCGCGCTGAGCGCAGTGCTTGGGTAATAGTAGAGCGCCGGGAATCCCATCACGCACCCCCGAAGATCGGCAGGGTAGACCGACCCATGCTGCCGAAGTGGCGCTGAAGCATACGGCCGAGCTGGTCGATGCTGTTCGGATCCACCACGTTCGTGTTGATGACGATCTGTTGCGTGGCTCCTCCGCCCATCATGCCGCGCGCGCTCTGAGGCACAGCGCCGCTGGACGGGATCACCCGCTCGTTCTGGTGCAGCAGGAACATCCCAGTGCGGTCCACGAAGCCACCCGTCTGGAAGCCTCTGCGCTGCCTGGCCCTGGCCTTCCCCTCGTCGGACCTGAACAGATCACCGATGGAGGCGGCAGCCCGTCGGAGCACGCCCGGCTCTCTGCGGCGCTCGCCCTCCTGGCGGCCAGGGATGATGCGCAGTATCAGCTGGCGGAAGGAATCCCACAGTGCCTTTAGCAGGTTGATGATGGCCTCAGCGATGGCGATCGGGAGCTTGACAACGAACGCCTCCACGATGTCCGGCAGGGCGTCGATGAGCCCCGTCACCAGGGCCGCAGGGAACTCCGCGATGAAGGTGGGGATGAAGTCCCGCAGGATGACTCGCAGGGTCGGGCCTGCGTTCTTGGCCGCATCCACCAGGCCGGTAAGCGTGCCCTGGATCTGCTTCGGGTCCGACTGGATGAGCCCCAGGGCCGCGCCTGCCGCAGCGCCCTGTGGGCCAGCAGCGGCGAGTAGGCTGGTCGGGTCTTGGATGGCGCCGATCCCCTTGGTGATGGGGTCGAAGATGGACTCGATCATCTTCTGACGCAGGCTCTCGAGGGCGGGCACCAGGTCGCGGTCGATGGACTGGGCCGCCTTGTCGAGCGGTGCCCCCATCTTCTCCAGGGCCTTGGCCATGTCCTTCAGCTCAAGCGACTGCATGTGCCGCATGGCCTGCTCGGCGTCCTGGAGGGCGGCCACCCACTTCGGATCGGCTGCCGTGCCGAACTGCTCCATAGCTGCGCGGATGGCGGCGATCTGGTTCTGCGCCTTCGTCATCCGGTCGAGCTTGGGCAGCATCGCCTGGGTGGTCCGCCCCAGGGCCTCGAGCGCCTTGTCGGCCTCGCTGATGGCGCTCGCTGCCTGGCCCCTAGCACCACCGATACCACGCGACGGTGCGGCCCCTGGGGCTCCACCAGCACCCGCGCCTGCGGCCGGAGCCTGGATGCCAGCCAGCGCTCTCTGAAACTCAGCAGCAAACCCAGCGGCAGATCCGGTCACGGCTGTGCGTGCAAGCCCGCGTGCGCCCTCGGCCATTCGCCGCCTGAAGTCACCGAAGGCCGCCGCGGCACCGTCCAGGTCCCGGTTGAGCACTGAGCTGAGAATACGCCCGGCGTGTATCACGGCCACAAGGATCTCATCCACGGCGCCCCGGAAGCTGTCGAGCGTGCGCTTGACCGTGTTGGCGAGGGCAGCCATTGCGGCGCTCATGATGTCCAGCACGTTGACCATGCCACCACCGCCGAACACGGCGGTCGCGATCTTGTCCAGCGTACCGTCGAAGGTGGTCCCCATCAGGGCCACCGACCGCTGCCAGTCGTCCGCTGACTTGGCCGCGCCAGGTCCAACATTGACCCCGAACTCTCTGGCCTTGTCGATGAACCCGTCCAGCTCGCCACCGCCCAGTGCCACCATCAGGTTGTTTCCGGCCTCACCGAATGCGATGGTCGCCATAGCTGACCGCTCGGTGGGATCCGGTATGGCCTGGATCGCACTGGCCATCTCACGCAGCACATCGTCCGAGGCGCGCATGTCGCCGTTGGCGTCCTTCACGGAGACGCCCAGAGACTCGAAGGCCACCAGGGCCTCGCCCGTCCCACGCGCCACATCGGCCATCCGCTTCGGGAACTGGATCAGCCCCGTCGCCAGCGTGCTCAGCTCCTGGCCCGAACCCTCGGCGGCCAGCTTCAGTCCGGCTATCGTGTCGACCGCCAGACCGGTCCTGGTTGCGGTGTCGATCAGTTCGTTGCGTGCGTCCGCCAGGTGCTGGTTGAGCTTGAGAACAGCCGCACCCACGGCAACGAACGCGCCGACCAGCACAGCCCCACCAGCAGCCAGCTCCTTGAATGATGCGCCCGTCCCCTCGGCCTTGTCGCTCGCGCCCTCCAGGGACTCGGCGGCGTCGTCTGCCGAACCGCTCACCACCTCGAGCTGCGGACTGGCCTCGTCCTTCAGCCGCAGGATCTTGACGATGGTGTCAGCAGCCACAGGTCACCCCGACTTGATGCAGACCGTGGGGAATACCGGCGTGCCAGCGTTCGCCATGCGCTCCAGTAGCTGGGCCGACGTGGCGTCCGCCTGCTGGTAGCACATCATCGCCAGGCCAAGCTGCCACGGGTCAAGCTCCAGCACTTCGTGCGGCCACTTCCCCAGCTTGCTCGCCAGCATCCAGATCCCCAGCAGCATCTCCGGCTCCGCCTCGAAAGGCCCGCAGCCGTTCGGCTGCTCTCCCATCGTCGGTGCTCAGCGCCATGATGGCATCGAAGCACACCTGCACCACACCGGCGGGCAGGCTGGAGACGCACAGGATCCCAGCGTCGGGGCTCTCCCTCTTCGCGTCGATGACCACCCGGAGCGGGGTCCACTCCACCCCATCCTCGGACACCGCCGTGAGCCCAGCGGCCACGGTCGCATCCTGGAGGCTCGCGAGCTGCTCGGCTTGCTTGGGCGTGACCGTGCTCGCCAGGTTCTCCAGGGCGTCCTCTGTGGACTCGGCATCGGCAGCACCCGCCGCACTGGCCATGGCAAGGGCCGCAAAGCCCACGCGGGCCAGGTCTGCACTGCACACCTTGCGCACCTGCCAGTGCATCCCGGCCGCCTCCACGGTATCGGTCGCCGCGTTCTGGATCGCATGTAGGATCGTTGTCATGAGTCACTCCCTCCCCAGGGTGTGGATTAGTTGGCTGTGCCGGACGCGCTGTTGTTCGTCACCGCGATGCTCAGGCCCTCGTCCGTGCCGTCACTCTCACACACGAACGTGAGCGACTGGCGGACGATGTTGGCGTCCGAGATCGGATCCGTGACCGCGCTCAGGTAGGCGTTCTGTGCGGTGATGGCGAAGCTCAGCGAACCGCTCGTGAACGTGATCGCAGCATCGCCCTGGGTGTCGGCCAGGAGCGCCGCGTACAGGGCGTCCTCCACCTCAAGTGTGACGCTCAGCTCCACGCTCTGGAAGTCGCTGCGCAGCGGCTCCTTGGTGACCGCAGAGCCCAGGAGCTGACGCCGGGCAAGGGCGTTGTTCACCGTCAGGCTCATGTCCACCAGGTCATAGTTCACGGCGTTGAAGCTGAACTGTCCGGCGTGGCTGTGGAGCACCGGGCGCTGGTTGGTCGCGTAGGACGGCGTGCCAGCCGTTCCGCGTGCCGCGCTGGTCTCCGCGATCACGTCACAGTCGAGCGTCATCACACCACCAGCGGACACCGAAAGGGTGCTGCTGTTCAGCTTGCATCCCTCGAGCACCTCGCTGGTGCCGGTGCCCCGGTTGAACTCCATGGTGAGCCCGATCGGTAGCGCCTGCGCGAGCGTGTACGTGTGAGTGTACGGATCCGAGCCCACGGTGCTGACGGTCCCCATCAGGTGCTTGAGCAGCATGCCGATGTTGTCATATGTAGCTTCGACGCTGAAGGCTCCGCCCGCGTTGTCGGCCTGGGTGAAGTGGTTGCGCCGCATGGCCGAGGCCGTGCCGCTGAGCAGATGCGGGCGTGGCACCTTCTCGACGGTCCGGGTCAGGGATGCCGAGATGAGCGGGCGCCAGTTCGTGCGGGACACCGCAGTGCCCCAGGTGCTCTCCTCTGCGAAGCCGAGGGCGGCTGTCCGTCCGTGATAGATGCTGGCCATGTCTGTCTCCTAGGTGGGGGCGTGTATCGTGCGGACCTTGACGGTCGCGTGAAAGGTCAGGGTGCGCAGCTCGGTGGTCTTCACCGTCAGCTTCGCGACGTAGTTAGTATCATCGGCGCCGGCCTGGATGGTGGTCCGCACCCAGCCGGGGTGCAGTGCCCGCACGCTGGTGGTGTCGATCATCCCAGCCTGTGCCACGTCCTGATCGTTCAGCACCGAATAGGTCGCGGTGTCCACCTCTTCGAGCAGCAAGGACTCCTCGTTCTGCACCCGCCGCTTGAGCAGGGATGGGGTCAGGTTCCACCAGACGTGGATCACCTCGTCGGGATGCTTGCTCAGGATCGTGCGGCTATTGTCCACACCGGCCGCTTCGGGCAGGCCGTTGATCACGTACTCAGACCCGGACCCAGGCTGACCCAGGGCGACGTATCCGCTCTTGGGGGTCGAGGCCGTGAACGAACCCTGCGCGTCTGCGGCGTTCGCATTGTCCCAGTAGATCCAGACCACCACGCCAGCCGTGGAGCTGGGCGCCGAGTAGTCGTCCACCTGGACGTTGCCCACCTTCGTGGTGCTGTTGAAGCTCACGAGCTGGTACGTCAGAGCGGTGCCCGCCCCGTCGGTGACCCGCACGTCTTCGCCATTCGTCTGAACGTTGTCCCAGAAGTTGGGCCAGTCCGACGGCAGCGCGGCGTCGATGTCGATCTGGCTGCTGCCCGCGTGGTTGTCCACCAGGATCGCCGCCCGCCGGTTCCAGTCCTTGTCGTACCAGGTCATGCCGCGATGTCCTCCGTGTAGTCCACCCGGACACGCAGCACGCACAGCGCTACCCCTGGGCGGTCCAGCTCATCGCCAGCCGTGGCGGTGATGTCGATCAGCTCGTTGCGGACCTGGGCGATGCTGCCGAGGGTCAGGTCGGACTCAAGGGCGCGCCTGATGTCGGCCCCCAAGTCGAGCGCGTCCAGCATCGCCTCTCCGGGCGTGGCTGAGTCAGTGGGCACCCAGCCCTCTACCTGCGCCAGGAGCTGGCGGTCGTACCGCGTGAGCACCGTCCGGCCTCCGTCCTGGCGGCTGGTGGCGCTGATGAAAAAGACATACACACCCGGCAACCGGTGCGGCTGGAACGCCTGGCCGTGGACCACCTGGTCCGTGCCGCTCACGTCGTAGACGTAGGTGCCTGTGCCGTCGACGGTCGCCGCGATCTGCGTCTTGAGCGCAGCCATTATGGTCCGCTCAGTGCTCACAGCCTCGCCTCCAGGAGCTTCGCGAAGTCATCGGAGATCACCTGCGGGGCGAGGTCACTGATGTGCTCGAGCGCGGGCGCCATGTACGGGCGCTCGGGGATGGTCACCTGGCGCCGCAGCAGGAACCAGGGCTCGCCCGTGAACTTGTTCGCGAGGAGCGGCTGGCCCCTGAGCGACCGCACGAACACCAGGTCGGGAACCTGGCGCGGGCCTGGCACTCGCGACACACCGGCCCCCGTCTTGAGGCTCGGGTGGATCGGGATCGAGAGGTACTTGCCACGCTTGGGGCGGATGGTGTCGCCCTCCTCGTGGATGCGCGCGTATGGCACCGACCCGTGCCCGGCATGGCCCCCCGTGTGGATCACCGCCTCGGGGCCTTCGCTGCCCATGCGGGCCTCGCCTCGGATGGAGCGGGCCAGGGCGCCACTGCGACGGCGCAGGCCGCCAGGCGCGTTCGTCACTCCGAACACCGCGTGCCGCTGGCCCTCCATCGCAAGCGTCCGGGCTGAGCGGACCAGGGTCTTCTCCAGAGCGCGGGACTGGACCATGCGGCCCAGGGCGTCCCGGAACTGCTCGATCGTGATCGTCTCAGGCATCAGGCCACCCAGGAAGCGGGGAGCCGATACGCGGCAAGGGCTTGCTTGACCTCTGGCAGGAGTCCCAGATCGTGGACCTGGATCGACCCTCCCTGCTGTGAGACGCTGGTGCGGCCGATGTGGTCACGGGCACTGAACCAATGCGCAACCTGGATCCCGCAGGCGTGAATGATGCCGTCGGGGATGGTGGACCACCCCAGCACCGCGATCACCTGGATGCCGCGTCGGACCTTCGACCACGCCACCGTGGTCCCGTCATCGTCCAGACGGATGATCCCCTCGTCACCGAACACCGTGTAGTCCGTCGCCGGTATCAGGTCGGCGGACCCATAGGTGCGGTCGGCAGAGTCGTGTACGCTCGTCACGCTCTGGATTGGGTAGTAGGGCAGGCGCAGCTCAGCGCCCCCTGGACCGTCGAGAATGATCGTGTAGCTCACATCCTCGATGGTCGGATCGCCACCAGCCGACGCCGCAGGAAAGCCCAGGTAGGACGCAAAAGCGGAGTCACACCGCCCGATCAACGTGTCGATCGTCGTGTCCTCTCCGGTCCCAGTCAGACCCCGGATGTAGTCCCGGACTTGTGCAGCGGTGGCGATGGCCATCGTTAGTCGTCCTTCTTCTTGGCCTTGGCCTTCTTGGCCTTGGGCTTGACCAGCCAGGCCGGCACGTCGGCACCCTCGGGCACCTCGATGTCGCGGACCTCGCCAGGCGTCCAGTGGACACCGGTGGGCCACTCACCCCGGCGCGTGCTCTTGAGCTTCACTTGTCCCCCTTCTTGGCCTTGGCCTTCTTGGGCTTGGCCTTGGCCTTAGACGGCGCCGCCCGTCGCTTCGGGCTCTTGACGGCGCTCGTCTTGGCTGGCTTGGATGGTGCCGATCCTACAGCCTCGAAAGCATCACCGAAGGTGCCCAGGAGATAGGCGGCATCCTTATCGGATACCTCCCGTTCCTGGCCCTTGATGAAACGTCCGATCGGACCATTGTAGTGGTCAGCATGGGGGAACCCCTTGAACTGTAGAATCGGCATCATTCACCCCTAGCTGGTTGCGACGTTGTAGCCGTAGGCAACCGACTTGGCTGTGCCCGACATATCGATCAGGCAGCTTCTCCGGGTCGCCACGACTTCGACCGTACCGGACACGATGGCGCGGTCAACGTCAACGGTGTGTGCCTTGTAATTGCCCATGCGCCAGCTGGGTCGGTGGACAATTACGTAGCCGGTCTTGGTCTCTGTCACGCCATCGAACACGCCCGAAGCGTTGAGATCGTCGGTCATAAAGCCCGATACGAGCACGTCCATTCCGCCGAGCTTACCGATGGAACCGTTGAGGATTCCAGCGTTGGGCCCGAAGACGTCGATCGTCTTGGTCTCTGTGAGCTGAAGCAGGTACTTCGTCATCACGATTGGCGAGACGACCATCAGCAGATCGCCAGCGGCCTGATACCCACCGCCCAGGGTGGCGCGGGTGGTCAGGATGTCCGCGTAGGTCATCGCGTTAGCATCCCGATCC